TCATACCAAGCCGACTGCACGCCAGGGTTTCTAATCCCAAGCTGATCTAGAGCGTCAAAGACAAGATGGATGCAATCGTCTTTGCCATGGCTGTACTTTCGACCAATGAGATTGCTACACACGAACCTGCGAGGTAAACGGAATGTTGCCGACTTGCTGCTTGAACAGACGACGCCCAGGCACGTTTGATTGGACAGCGTCTAAAACAGAATTCAGCTTAATTTGAATGGTCGTCTCATCCCAGCCGCCAGCAGAGCAGGCCCCGAAATACTCGTAAAGCGTCCGTTCAACGGCATAGGTGCTGGAGTTCCACAACACTGTTGAGACCTTCGCCACATAGGTGTTGTCCAAAGCCTCTACAACAAAGTTGCGGGTGATCTCTGTGTTGCCAAACTGCAGCGTCGCGTCAAGGTTGTCCCCTTGGAGCGTTGCCATCGCTCCACCAAAGCCAAACGGCAAAAACGAGTAATTGCCGACGTCTTGTCCGACAGCGTAATTTTGAAACCTGAACTGGTTGAGCTGACCAGTGCGGCCAATATCAAGCAGCTGCCCAAAAGAAAATTCCATCAGATGCCAACCCTCCGACGAACGGCAGATGAATTACGCATTGAGCCGATAGCCCTGCGCTCACCTTCTGCTGCACCTTTTTTGGCCGCTTGCGCGATGCCTGCTTGGAACTCAGACGCGGTCACATAATCCACGCTATTGATGCGCTCAACATTGAAGCGAACGTCAAGGCTGCTGCTGGCAGCTGCTCCGCCTTCGCTGTTCGTGCCGCCTTCTCCGTTTTCAGGGATGACAGCACTGCCACGAGCACCGCGCGCATAACGCGCCATGCTTTCACGCATTTTATTTTCGGGAATGATGTATTCAGGCCCAGCCTCTCCGATGACAGCGTTAGTAGCGCCTGAGGCATAACCACCCTCGGCCCCAAAGCCAGGAATGCCCATGGACTTGCCAAGGCCACCAATTCCTGCGTTCAGGAACATACCGCCCAGCTGCTTTAAGATACCAGACAAGGATTCTTGAAGTGACTTGCTGCCATCAATAGCGCCCATGATGCCGTCAACAATTCCCGCTTGAATCGTTGAGCCCACGCTTTCGTAAAACTGCTTCAACTCAGCCGCGCTCTCAGCTGCTTTTTTGTTTGCCTCCTCAATGGCATCAGCGTCTTTCTGTCTTTGATCTTTGATTGATTGGGTTACATTTTCCTGGGCATAAAGAGTTTCAAGCTGCTCCTTGAGCTTGTCCCGTGTTGCTTCTGCTAACTGCGGAAACTGTTGATCAATGTTTTGCTTGTCAATTTTCAACTGCAGCATCTTTTTCTCTTGCTCTGTCAAGGCCGAAGCCAGCGTTGTTTGATTTTCCAGGCTTGCACTTAGCTTTTCCGCCGCCTCTTGCTGTCGCTCCAACGGGGTTTTGCCTTTGCTTTTGCCTCCGCCAGCAGCACCGCCCGTTGCGACAATATTGTTCTGTGGAGTGGGTGAGACCGTCTGTGGCTTTGTAGCTGCAGCGGAAGCTGCTATCTGCTGATTGTAAATTTCAAGCGCACGAGCCTCAATCTCTTCCTTGCTTGGCTTAACAGTGCCACGACCCATCCTTCCGCCCATCTCCTCACGAGCCTGCTTCCTGGCGGCATTCATTCGGAACATTTTTGTCAGGGCGTCCGTCGCCTTAACAGCCGCAGTCAGCACATTGTTGACCAGATCAAGAATGCCTTTGATTGCTGGGCCAAGAACTTGATCTAGTCCACGAACCAACGTCGTGATGCTGTTGACAATACGGCTGATCTGAGACGAAACCGTCTCGCCCATGATGCTCGCGGCATCTTCTGCTGCGCCAGTCGCGTTCTTCTGGTTGTCGAGGTTTTGATTGAAGCGAACAAGATCATCATTGATCAAAGGCATTAACGCCTTCAGTGCATCAACAGAACCAAACAACTTGGTGATCTCAACCTCACTGCCGCCTGTCTTTTGAATGACATCCTCAAGGAAGCCGCCAAAGCCTTTGGTCTTAATTGCTGCGCTGCTGAAGTCAAGGCCCAAGCGTTCGGCAGCCTTGGCCGCTTCAGCCGTCGGTTTCACAATCGATGCAATGACTTGGTTGATGCCTGAGAAAGTGCTCTCAACCGGTACACCTTGAGCAGTGACAGTAGAGATGGCTGCATTCAGCTCATCAATGCCAACCCCTGCCGCTGCCGCAATCGGAGCAACACGACCAATCTGCGACGCATACTGACCAACGACAATTTTGCCGTCATTTTGCGTCTGAATGAAACCGTCAACAATCTTGGCCACACTGTCGGTCGTCAAGCCAAAAGCATTCATCACGCTGGTGGCTGCGTCTGACACCGTGGCGATGTCTGTCATGCCACCGACAGCACCAAAGACCGACGCCTCAAGAATCTTGGTTATGTCAGCCGCTTTGCTAAAGCCAGCAGAAGCTACGTCATAGGACGCTGCCAGAAGTTGATTACTAGAGGCCAGCCCTTTGGTATTGGCAACAACGCCAACCAGCTGATCCTCTAAAGCTTTTGCGTCTACGCCAAGTGTCCGAACAGCAGCTCTAGCTTTATCTGCCTCAACAAATCCCTTCAGCCCTGCAGTTACTGCACCGACACCAGTGAGCACCAGGCCAAGCGGACCCAAGACCGCCTTGAATGCAGCGCCCAGACCCTTAACACTGACAGCTGCGGCGCCCATGCCTTTGGCTGCACCAAAGCCAGAGCTAGCCATCCCACGCAGTGTGCCCTGCGTGCTTTTCATCGCGCCTTGCGATCTTTGCAGCGTGGCGTTCAGCTTTTTCGCCGCAACGTTGGCACTGTTAAGAGCCTTGACGGCTTGCGTGGAATTGACACGCAGCTGAATGTTGCTGACTACCACGGCTGCACTTCAGCGATGATCAAAGTCTACCGCCGTCGCATTTTTGCGCGATCGATTGCTTTCTCTTCTCGTTCGGCTTTCACCTCATAGAACGCAGCGAAGTGAACAAGCTCCGCATCGGTCAACTCCGTGCGAAGCCTGCTCACCGTCATCCCTAATTCGCAGGCCAGAAAAAACTCAAAATTGAGCCAGCTGTCCTGCTTTATTCGTTTTTTGCTTCCTCCAGGTCAGCCTCTTGATTCAGGCCAAACAGGAACAGTTCAACATCGTTCAGGACAGACTCGGGCAACTGACGCTGCAGCTTGGTTGCATCAGCAGAGGCAAACGCTTTGCTGCCATCCTCAAGCTCTGCCATCTGACACAGCATCTGCGTGCTGATGTCCAAAGCTTCATCGGTGCCAGCCAAGCTCTGCGCCTTTTTACGATCTGCGCGCGTGATTGGCTTGAAGTACAGCTCGACGATTACGTCTCCAGCTGCATTCTTCAGCTCGAACTTGCGGCGCTGGTTGAGATCAAACGCCTCAACCAGCAAATCCACAGTGCGATTGTTAGCAGGCATTAAATAGCTTGAACGTATCGCTCAAACTATAGCCTCATCACTGAAGGTTAGAAGTGATAGTGCCAGAGGTCACAAAGTTGCAGGTGACGACAACCAATTCACCGACTGTAGAAGTGATTTCCATGTCAGTAATGATGCCGCCAAAGGCAACACTGTCAGTGCCAGTGCTGGTGCCAGTGGTGAACAGCTCAAAGCTTGCATCGGTGGCATCGTTGGTTTTGACGACATCCTCAATCAAACCAGCTTGGCCAGTGGCGTCAGGGTCATAAACCAGCTCCACCGTGCCAGAACCAGAAATCAGGCCACCGATGAAATTGCGGAACGTGTCACCGTGATCGGTGGTTTCGTACGTTTCCTTGGTGATTGTCAGGCTCCAGCTGCGAGTGCCGACAACAGTTGCAAGCGAACCAGAACCAGTTTCAAACTGGACTGCGCCTTGTTCTCCGCGAAGGGTGGCCATGGTCAGAGTTCCTCGATGGATTCAAAGGTCACACGGACCTGAGTTTGAAAGTAGCCCTCGGGAGCTGGTGATGCCAGAGCCTCTGGACCTGTAGCAGCGTCGAAGAAAACCCCCGACACGATGACCCTATTGTAAAGGTCGCGAACGCGCTTACCAATCACATAATTAGCGCCAGGTCCAGTTCCTTGTGGCGTGAAAATGTTGATCAGAACAAGGCCGACAATCCTGTTCTGGGAGTCTGTCGTTAAGCCTTGGCCCAAGTATTCACCAGCGCCAAAGGATGTAAGGCACTGCACCCACGATGAATTCGGTGTTGGCTCGTAAGCCATGTTGTGAAACACCACCGGGATCGCCGGATCGTTGGCAAGCTCAGTGGCCAGCCTGCCCTCAATCGTGGATCGAATGGTGTTTAGGTCTGCAGCAGCCATCAGCCTTG